CCGGAAGCGGCATCCACGCCACAACCTTATACGGTTCTCCCTGTTCATCGAACCAGACACCTGTCTGGGAATAATACAGCGTTGTTGCCTTATCAGCTCCCTCGATCGTGACCAGAAACTCCGCTGCATATTCACTTCTGACATATGATTCTATGAACTCCCGTTGATCTGGGAGTCTTTCTGTTGTTGGAATCCATCTGTTACTCATTATTCTCTGCCTTTCTTCATGAAATCGCGGCAAATAATAGTGCTTCTTTGATCTTTCTGTTGTTCTGACTTGTCATGGATATTTCCTACTACTTCAGCATCAACCATTTTTATCCAGTACCCCAGATCTTTTCTAAAATCTCTTTTCTCGTCCCAGTCTACATAAAATCCGACATGGCAAGTCGTTGTACTGTCAAAGCAACTCTGATATTCACCAAATTTTACAGGAGCATAATAATCACCATAATGGTATTTAATAATGTCGTTCTCCCATATCTTCCTTCCCTTCTTGTCTGTAAGTCCGGTGTATTGACAGATCGTATCCGAATCAACGAGATAGCCATTCTGTCTGCACGTATCTGCATTTTTAATGTCATATATGAACCATGCACCATATCTTTGAACCACATATCCCTCAACCCATTCTCCACCGTCTACTTTCTTCGCTCTAAAAAGAATCTCTCTATTCATTTCTCCTTCTTCCTTTCTTTCATGTACTTCAAAATTTCTTTTTTCACCATCTTGGCATATTTTGGATACTCGCATCCAAACATAGCGCATCCATAAAAAACTGTACCATCGCCCGGATCTTCATGATCTACACTCATTTTGCAAGAAGCACACTCTTCAGGACTATGCTCTCTGCAATAATCTCCCATTGCCAGTAAGAAGTCTTCGATCTTAACTTTCATCCAGTCCACCTCGCTTCACAATTTCAATCGCCATATCTATAGCGTGTTCTTCACTCATATCTCCATCCCAGCACTCATTGAGACATTCGCAATATCCGCAGTCCTCACAAGCTCCATCAAGCTTTAGCTGCTCTAAGTTAGAGACAACATTCTCCACGTCAAACGCTGTCGGCTGTTCTTCTACCGCTTTCATGCACTCTTTTATTGTCTCGTAGATTTCTTTCTGATTTTTACCGTCATTGCGTCCGAACGGAGCTTCTTGCAAAGCATAATCATTCAAGTGAAGTACCAGTTTGTCCGCATCAATTAATCTCATAACCACTCTTCCTCTCTATACAGCTTCGGCAACGGCATCCATGCATTTACAAATATTCCGTAACTTGAATATGGTTTTTCATCATCTCCCGGATAGAATGTACCACCCCCGCCATTTTCTTCGTACCTTGCGCTATCTGGCATTGTGGAGTTTTTAAATGATACCAGTATGTAGCTTTCATCTTCCGGCAATCTCTCGCTTATTGGAATCCACTGAGTTTCTTTCAGCGCATGTATCCCCATTTCAATAGCAGCTACTGTTTCCTCAGTCCAGCCCCATTCAAGATGTTCCACTAATCTATCTATTGCTTGTTGATTATTCATCTTCAGCCTCCTTATACGGTTCCGGCAACGGCATCCATGCTATTACATCCAAAATTCCCCATCCATCCGTGAAATTAATTCCATTCCAAAAAGCCCTAAATGGATATACTTTGTCTTGGTCGCTACTTCCGTATTTTGTCGTTACCAAATACACTTCAAGACATTTTCCATCAAACACCAGATTTTCTTTTGGCTCTTCAGGTATCCGTTCACTGCATGGAATCCACTTTGGTTTCGCTAACTCTCCAATCTCTTCTGCCAGCTCATCCAGTTTTGCATGAATGAATTCCGATGGTACTCTTGTCAGCGTTCTAATGTCTTCTTGTATCTCTTCTAATGATCTGTTTCTACTCATACTTACACCTCCTCTTCTTTTGGAAATTGAAAAATAAAAATTTCGGAAATTTTATCTCTTGCTTTTCCCTCTTTTCGTCTTGTATTTTGCATAAATCTTTTCGCCTCTTCTGCCTTTATATAATTTTCTTATTGCCGATCCAAGTCCATTTTCCATATCCTCGTCAGTCCGCTCCCATGTATCTTCTGCTTCTCCCAACAGTTCAACTGAATTAGATACATAATCAATCAGCTTTTCAATCTCCAAATCTGTGAAATAAATACTCCGTCCCATTTGCTTTACCACCCCATATCATTACGGTATCCAATTGCACTTGGATTTACCATGTATGATCTTTTCAGCTCCGATTCATCCAATTGGTGTTTCAGCTTGCTTATTTTTTTCTTTAGTGCCCGGTTTTCTTTTAATACTGCCATGAGTTTGCAGCTATCTTTCTGATCACATTTCGTATCTTCTGAATAGTTTTCACACATCAGGCATACTTCTTTTTCAGTCATTGTTGCCACCTTTCTTGTATGGTTTTGGAAGTGGTATCCATGCTTTTATATCTTTCCAATCATTTCCACTTTCCAAGTAATGCCCTACAATATCTATGCTGTTCTCATCGGTCCATACCCTTTTTCCGTCTGTTACTATTATTTCTTCACCATCTTCCGGCATCGGGCAGTCCAGATAATAGACTATATCATCCGGGATTCCTTCCTCTTCCCGTTCGGCATCCAATATCACATGCCATTTCACCGGAATCCATTTCGAGATCATTCCAGTCTCTTCTAAATCCTCATATTCTGCCAGCTTATTACAGCACGCCTGGTGTCCGTTTTTTTCTCAAATCCATTCTTGGTATAGCGTGTCGGTCTTCTCCTTCGCCAATCCATTCTGTCAATCTATCCATTGTTACCCCTTCCTGCGCCATGATTCCACGCCTTCCATTCCTTCTTTACTGGTCAACTGCTGCCACTCCCAGTTTATATAGCTCCTCACAATCCCTTTCTGGTTTCTGACCTGCACATGGTGCGGATAGATTCCAAGAATCGTGACTTTTTCCGTGGCGAGTCTGGTTTTACCTCCCTTCTGGGAGATCCTGCGCCTTAACTGTACTTTGTCTCCAACTTTCATTTTTTGTTCCTTTCCGTCTTACCTTGCTTACCGAGTATATGAACGCCCGCATATTGCCGGGTTTAGTCGTCTTCATCTTCATCTTTCTCACCCTCCCGGTTCTCTAAAATGATTCCATTTGCATTTATGTCTCCGTCCGCTTTTACCATAATGTACCTTTCTCCGTTAATCGTCTCTAAGGTAACAAGGTCCGTTCTGTCTGCGCTTACTGTTACATGTGCATCCGGAAGACCAATCTCAAATGTCTTCGTGCTCACTGTGTTGTCCGCATCAATTTCGGCCGCGTCACAGTCTTTTGTTTTTTCTGCTGCCAGTTCCGGATCTATCCCGATACTTTTTAATACGTTTTCCAGCTCCGCGCCTTTTAATATCCGGTTGTTGGATTCTGCTTTTATTTCACGGATTTTTCCAAGGTAATGATAAATATCTTTCGCCTGTTCCAGGCTTACTTTTCCGTCTGCTGCATTTAACCCTTCCCTAAAAGCTTCTTTTTGCTCTTTTGGTGTGGATGGCATCCCGCATCGGAGTGTCTGCGTGATCAGGCCTGCGTCCGGTTTATCCGGAACTTTGCTGTAGTACCAGATATGCTCCGGATCTCCGTGGCGGTCTGTAAATGCCGGATATAAAAATCCTTGTGTCGGCATACTTACTACCCAGTCTCTTGTACGTTCCTGGATATCTGCCAGTTCTGGTTTATAAGATAATCCTGCTGCCGATAAACTTACCGGGCAGATACATCCGATCATGTACTCATAAACCTCTTCACTTTCATCCAGATCCGCTCCGTCCGTGGCAATTCCCGGAATGTCGTAGATTCCACTGGCAATTAGAATCAAAGAATACTCTTTATTCAATATGCCAATAGACTCTGCAATCTCTTCCAGGAAGATCTGGCGTACATCATTGTCTTCTAACCCTGTTTTTACAATCGTGTCCAGATGCTGCTTTCTTGTTTTCTCCTTAAACTCCAGCTGAAACATATTTCTTCCAGGCTTTCCAGATAAAACTTTTTTTAAGATATCCAAGTATTTGAATGTTTCCGTCTCTTCGAGGTTTAAAAAGTTTTTGACAAATTCCAACCTGCAGTTCCGGTCATTATCTACGATATATCCGGTTATCCTTGTGATATTGTACCTGTCTATTGTTAGAGTTCTTTTGATCTCCAGTAACTCTTTCTTCATGTTGCTCCTTTCTGGCTGCCGCACCGGGCAGCCATGCACTCTGCGAGATTTCGTGATATATTAAATTCCTGTGGTGCCTATAAATAATTCTTTCCGGCGTTTTTCATCCATTCTTCCCTTGTATGGGTTCTTTCGTACACTTCCTGGGCGTTTGCCATCAGGATCCGCGCGTTCTTGGCATTGTTATGGACTGCCGCCGGTCCGTTCCGATGATGTTCCAGGCAGAGATTGACTTTTAACCCTTCCGCCTCTGCAAATGCATGGGTATTACCGAACAAAACATGATGCTCTTCCAGATATGGCTTATATGTAAAATCTCCATCCAGTAACATGCACAGGTAGCACCGGCGGTCGCCTTTTGGCTGCATGATGCTTTTTTTGTGCTTCTTACGTTTCTTCTGTTTGGTCGGCTTCGGAAACATCATATTCATCAGATAACACCTCCCCGTTTTGATCTACTTTTTCGTTTAAATACAGATACCATTCCTGTGAACTGTGTACTTTTTGGGTTGTCTCTGCAAGGTACAGAGCCGCATGATACAAGGGAAGTGTCTGGAGATATTCCCGGCGGGTTAATTTGATTTTGGGAAATGTGGCCAGATATTCTTCTACGGTTATATTTTTCGGGCAGGCATCCGGTTTCCAGTCTTCTACACTTAACTGCTCCATCTTATGACTCCTTTTTGTATAGCTCATGGTTGCCGTAAACCAGATCTGCCTCTTCTCTTTCGTAACTCCATCCGTAGCGCATCAGAATTTTGAAACATTTCTGGCATTCACGCCCTCGTTTCGCATCAAATCCACCGTCATAGTTTACTAAACTTCCTGTGTTATCCATCGTACCGTTGAGTACAGTCAAAAGCAGTATCTGGACGTCTTCCTGCCATATTCTTTCTCTGATCTCGTTTCGTTCTTCTTCCGGCATACCGTACCACTCTTTCCCTGTGTAAACCTCACTAAATCTCCTTTCATTTATCCATCCTCCGACTTCTGTCAGAGTTCTGATCATCTTTTCAATCACTTTCTGACGTTCTTCGCCTTTCAGCAATTCAATTTTCCCGATTATGATCATCCTGATAAACGATTGTCTTCTGGCATCCATTTTTTTTCTGCAGAGCTTCCAGTTCCTTATTCTTTTTCTGCTGTTTGTCCCATTCCGTTTCTTCTTTTGGTTTTCTTGGTAGTTTTTCTACTACGCAAATTCCATCCCAACTTTCCAGCCAAAAAAGATTTGTCCCATGGATATTAAGTTCTTCTGGTGGCTCTTTATCCAGTGGAATGCTCTTTTTATCTTTCACCTCTTCGGTATAACGTTTTCTCTCTATCTCCTTTGTAGCTTTCTTGATTCCTGCTGCCTCCAAGAACTCGACAATAATCTTTTTATTCTTCTCCCTCTCCCTGTTTTTAATCTCTGCTTCTACTTTCCACTGAATCTGTCTGGAGTCCGCTGCATTTTTTAAGATTCGGTTTCTGGTTTCAACATCCTCGATTCTCGACAGTTGGGCAAGGTCTTTTAGATT